CTGGACATGGCCGTCGAATTTGGCCTGCCGGTGCTGCTGCACGTGCGCAAATCCCAGGACATCCTGCTGAAATACCTGCGCCGCCATCCGCGCATCGGCGGCATTGCGCACGCGTTCAATGGCAGCGCCCAGCAGGCGCAGGCCTTCATCGATCATGGATTCGCGCTGGGGATGGGCGGCGCGATGACGTTCGAGCGCGCGCTGCAGATTCGCCGGCACGCGGTGGACGTCGGGCTGGAGCATCTGGTGCTTGAGACCGACGCGCCCGACATTCCGCCCGCCTGGCTGCACGAGCCGAACCGCCGCAATCGTCCCGGCGAACTGGCACGTAGGTGCTGGCGCAGCTGCGCGGCATCACGCCGGGGCAAGTGGCGCACGCGACCACTGCGAATGCGATGCGAGTGTTGCCGAGGCTGCCGGCAGCGATTCTGCTGGCCGACGCGGACTGAGCTTTCGATCCTTGATGCCCCGTGCACGATGACGAGGGCATCGTGCACACACCGCGACCGCGCGGCAGTAAGACCAGTCTGAATTTCATATCGACGCTTCTAACGATTCTTCGAAAACGCTGCCGACGCGTTGAATTCAGGTAATGGGAATCCCTATCATTGGCGTTCTTTCGAAACGTCAAACAGCGCACGGCGCGCGCCGCCTCGATCAGGCGGTTTTTCTTTGGGATCCCATGTCGAATCAGAAACGCATCAATGGCTTCGCCGGAGCCGCTTCAACTTCCCTTGCGGGATTCCGCTTACTGCCACTGACGCTGGCGCTTGCGGCCGCAAGCGTTCAGGCGCAGACCGGCACAGCGGGACTGGAAGACACGATGGGCGTGACGCAATTGGATACTGAAGCGGCGCGCGATATTTGCCAGTTCGAACCTGAGATAAATGCCGTAGCGCGCAGTTGCGTCGCAGGAAAGAGAATTTCCATTTCTGGCAACGCGGACTGCAATACCGGCGTCGGTGTCGATCAGGAGATCAGGCGGGTGGCACAGGCCAGGTGATTGGCGACGAATCTCCAGTGGGAACCGCAATCCGATTGAGCTCCACACGATATCGCTTCCAAGCAACCAGCATGGCCGATTCATCATCGGTAGCAATTCCCAGATCGACAGCATCCTGCAGTACGGAGATCTGGTCTGACGCAGCCAACAACCGAGCCCGCTTTTCTGCCAGCAGTGCCGCCGCCTGGCTCGCAGCCCAGGCCGTCTCATCTCGAATCCACCCACCATCCCGCCAGACGCTCCATGCGTCAGGGCGTGCAACGCTGGTCAGCCAGTCCGGCATAGGCCCGATACCGGTGTAGGGGGCACTTTCATTTGGGCCATCGGCGCCGGGTCGGTAGTCGGCGCCATCCGCAGTCAGGTACAGACGGCCGTTCCTGTGATCTTCAACGGCGAGCCAAGCGTCCCCGGTAAAGCTATAGGCCATGCCCGGTTCGATCACCTCGGGCGGCGGCTCGTCGATTGCACCTCCAGGAATGAGAAATACCCCAGGTTCCAATGGGGACTCGTGCGCGACGGTGGGACCGAGGAAATACCCGCCCTGATCGAGCTGCGAAACAATCTTTTCCATGATGTACCCCAAGGATTAGTACTTGATGCAGGCAAGCAACGCCATGTTGCGCATGCGGGTTTCAAACGCGGTTCTCAGGCCGGCCGCCGCTGCGCTGAAAGTGAGCATGTCGTCTGCCAAAGTCGCAGGGTCAGTGCCTGACACCAGCCGTGCCGACGGCCCCCTGGATCCCGGGGAAAAGCCGAATCCTCCATTCACTCCGCTATTGCCAACAAGCGAGTTCCCATCATTCAAGCGACGCAATCCGATGCTGCCATCGAAGTTCTGCACTGCATCAAGCTGCTCCGATCCGAACACACGGCCCGAATCGACGCCACGCCCATCATCCCAGCCGCGCAGAACGGCTCCTCTGCCTTCCGGCAAAGTGAAGGTCGTGCTGCCGTCGCCGGCCCCGTAGGTTGTGCCGATGGCGGCGAACAGGTTCGCATAGGTGGATCGGGATACGTTCGCCGCATTTGCACGAAGCCAACCGGTAGGCGGCGTGCTACGTGCGAAATACGCCACTTGGCCTGCCAGTCCGTCGAGAGGATTCGAGCCAGAATGGAAAATCTCAAACCATCCGATTCCGGCAAGCGCGGCAGCATCGCCAGACCGGAAAAAGAGCCTGTTGCGTGTCGTGTCTACGACATGCTGCACAAGGTAGGTATCCCGCCTTCCAGACACGATCAGGATGGGCCGCGAAGTGACGCCGGCCGGAAAGCCGATCAACCCGGCGGCGGGACCGATGTAGTTCCCCGGAGTGGTGTAGTTCTTCGCATTGGTCTCATCCGAGACAATCGCCGCACCAATGCCAAACGTTCCCGTAATCAGCAGACGTCCCGGCATCAGATCAAGCGGATGCTGGGACGTGTCTAGCCGGTGAGTGTGGGTTTCCTCATAGAGAGCGTTACCGGTCTCCGCAGAAAGCGTCGTTGGAGTACCAAGGGAAACAGTGCGATTGACACTAAGGCTTCCCCCACCCGTAAGACCATTTCCGGCAGTGAGAGTGACGGCATCCTGCGCAACGCCAATGAGCGCTTTGATCGCCTTCAGGAGCTGGCCGTCATCATCAGGATCGATATTCAAGCCTCCCCCCAGAATCGTGCCTCGCAGTTCGCGTAGCCAGGAATTCATAAGGTCAGCAGCGAGCATCGACCCCGGGCGGCCTGTTGCGGGATCACCAGGGATGAATTCACCGGTCTGCGTATCGGGAACTTTCATTCATTCTTCTCCGAATAGTCAAAGGTTACATACGTGTGCGCCGGCTTGAGCTCTTGGATGTAGCTTTCGATCACCGAATCTCGGAACGACAGCAGGCGCTCGTCGACTGACGAGGCATCGAGGTAGAAAGGGAACGTCCGCACCTGGCCTCCTGTGATCGTCACCTGCCAGATCCATATGACGTCCTGCTCGTAGAACAGGTCGCGATCCAAATGGCCGTAATCCAGTAGAAACGGCTCGAATTCGGTGATTTCTATGACATAGCCCAGGCGCAACGCCAAGCTCTTGAAGTACGGGATAGACAGTCCACCGAGTTCGCGCAGCTTGGCCAGAACCGCATTGAGGCGTTCTTGGCGCGATGCGTCGGCGTGAACCGCCAGCCCGCAAACTCGCTCCCAGTCGGGAAGCGTGTCTACCGCCGATATCGGGGTGATCGCGGCCACGGCCTGCCGGGCTCCGGCTTCGATTCGCTCCAGAAGCCCTGCCTCCGCTCGAGCCTCTGCCTTGATCCGCTCCCCGGACGGTGAATAGCTCGAAGGCGGCAGTAGGGACAGGAGCAGTTCTGTGTACCTCACGCCAGCGCCCCAATGGTGAGGTCCCCTAGGCGCAACCATTCCACGGCGCTTTCGTTGACTGCGGGCACGACATTCGAAACCGGTACGGGAATGGCCCGATCCTCGACACCTGCGACGTTTGTGACCAGCGCCTCGGCACGGCTCTTGATCCAGCTTTCACCCGGATTCAGGAGATGGAACTGGTCGATCAACCGCGTCCGAATCTGCGCATCCACACCGGTCGCAGCGTCGTCGGCCACCTTGCGCTGCACCTGGACATTGACCAGGCGTTGCGTGGGCGCAAAGACATAGACGCCCTTGGCAGTGACCGGACGTTTGCCCTCTATGTAAGTGCGCACCGCTTCGAGCGTTTCCTGCGACGGCAGGCCGTCGCCAGCCACAATCGCGATATCGACGGTTCCCAGGCCCCGCCGAAGCGGATAGACAAAGGCTTTCGTGACACCAGGAACCTCCAGCGCCCAGCGCTTGTAGTCAAAGGCGTTTCCGCCGGCGGGCGGGCGACGGATCAGATCCAACAAGCGTTGCAGGAGCTCGGAATCGGTCTCACGCTCGACGCCTCCGGTCATGGAAATGACGGTAGCCTGGCCATTGATCTGCGGCGGGGTGACGGTCAGCGTCAGAAGCACGCCCGCCGGCGCATTGCCCGCCTCACCCGAAACCACTGCGCGCATGTTCGCCACGGCCGTGCCATCAGCGCCGATGACGACAGTGGCATCTAGCAGGTACTCGCGCCCGTCCAGCGCCTTACAACGGGCGCCCGCCGCGAGCTGAGCGCCTGGCGTTCCCGTGACCCGAACCGTGCCAGAGGCCGCCACAGCCGACTTGCGCTGTAGGCCACGAATCGCTGCATGCATTTCCAGATACTCCGTATCGGCCGTGTCTGGAAATATCTGCCGCACGATCCAGGTCTGGTGGGCATACAGCCCTTCCGCGCAACTGGCGATGCTACTGGCCCGTATGAACCAATCGCTGTCTTCGGTGACTGATACATCCGGGCGCTGGTTTTGTAGGTCACGCAGCAGGGCTGAGCGGATGCCTTCGAAGGCGGGAACAGGATACGGCATCAGGCGACCTTCACATGGTGATTGAACACATGCAGGACGCCACCACGGTCCGTTACCTGGATTTGCAGATCGCAGCGTCCGGGGTGGCCTTGGCTGGCGGTGACGGTGACGGCGGTGGCGCGCTCGTCCTTGATCAAGGGGGCAAGCGCCTGTTCCGCGTACTGCCGGGCAAGCATGCGAACACGGGGAACGTCTTTCTCCCTTTGCAGCTCATGCAGGCGCGACCCCATTTCCGGGGCGCCCCAGTAGCTGCCCAGCGGAGTGAACAGGCGTAGATAGACAGCGTTCGCGAGGTTGTCGATACGCTGGCCGGAATAGTCGGCGGTGGTGGGGTCGAGCTGAACGTCCATGCGGCCAGTCTGACCGCGCGGTGTAATTCTGTATTTGGAACGAGGGCAAAATCGCCCTCGCGCCATGCTATGGCCTGGGCTTGCCGGTGAGGCCGCCAGAATCGCCAGGGTGATCATGGCCTTGCAGGCTGACCGATCCGGCGACAATGTCCTGCGTGGCGTGCAGGCCACCCTCGATTTTTGCGCCGTCACCGCCGGACAGCGCCATGCCCCCCTGCCCAGTGAGCTTGCCGTCGACGACAGCTTGCGCATCGGTGTGCAGTACCGGCGTGGAAAAATCGGCCCGCTCTCCAGCGTTGACCTCGAACTGGCGGCAATTCAGCCGCCAGATGTCGCAGTCCGTTTCGATGAGGCGGCCATTGCGGAAAACCGTTTTCGCGCCCTCGTGGCTGTAGATGGCCAGCTCTCCGTTTTCCAGGCCAGCGATTCGATAGGAGCTGTTCTCGGTGGCCACAATAATGCCGTGCGAGGACTTTCCGCCTAGCGGCAGGACCACGGCCATGGTCCCGGCCGGGGGCCGAGATGTGAAACCATAATGTTGCATCAGTTCGGCGTCGCGTACGGACTCGCCCGCGTTCGCGTCCCCGGTTACCAACTGCACGCCGGGCGTACTGTTGACCTGGCCGATGACCATCCGAAAAGCCTGACGCACGGCAACCGCGGCACGCTTGATCTGCTTGTTGATCTCACGAAACATCGATAACCACCGCTTGTAGTTTCTTACCCTTACGCCCTGTGCGCTTCTTCTTATAGGCATCCAGCACCCAGACGCCATCCTCTTTTAGAGTGAGCACGGTGAGCGTCTGGGTTCCTCTACCGCCCACGAATTCGCGCCCCATGAGAAACCAGATGGCATCGATACCCAGGCTCTCCGATTTGACGTGGATCCGTTGGCCCGGATTCCAGAGCGCGCCGCTGGACGTGCGATGCCCCTTTACCGCGGCCGTCAGGGTCTGGCCGTACAGACGCCCATCAGTAAGATGCTTACGCGCCCGAAGTTGAGCCATTTCCTGGCTTTGCAGGTCGCCATCGGACACGATCAGCGGGCGGTACACGCCTAGGCTAGTGTCCTGAGTACTGGCCTTGATGCCATGGCGCCCGTCCCCCGCGCCCGTGCCATGCGCCTGGGCCAGAACCGTGACTTCCGAATAGCGGTCGGCGATAGAGTCGGAATGGCCCAACGACAGCACGTTGTTTCCCTTGCCATCGCGGCGCTCAATCAGGGTGGCCACGGGCTCGGTGGTGTAGTCCGGGCCGCCCACGACCAGCGTGCCGTCAGGCTCAAACCAGGGCCACAGGCCATTGGCCTCGGCGGCCTGGGCAAGGAGATCCCAGGCCTTGATGCCGGGCTCGACGGTGACCTTCTCCGTTGTGCCACCGAGGCTGTCGGCATCCACACGCACTTGGCTGATTCCAAGCGGGCGCACCACATTCGCGATGATCTCAGCCAGCGATACCTCCTTGGCGACGAAGATCGGTGCCGAGCAGTCAATCAGCACGGCGGCGTCATCGCGTCCAAACATCTCCAGGCTGCGAGCTGGCCGCGCGACGGTGCGCGTCACATCGTCGATCCGACCCTGCATTACCGTGTCAGTGCCAACGCGCACTTGCACCCGCGCACCAGGTCGAACACCAGGAGGAAACGCGCCGTCCGGCAGCCCAAGGCTGACCTGCCAGGAATCTGCGGGTGTCAGCAAATCTGAGGTCAGGCGGTAGTACGTCCAGATCTGATGCTCCTTGCCATTGACCAACAAACCGACCTGGTCGGTCTTACTTTGCGAATCCATACAACGTATCTCCAGGTTGCAGGTCGTTGGGGTTGCGCAGGTTCGGGTTCAGCCGCGCAATTTCCGGCGCCCGAGTGTGGGTTCCGTACCAGCGGAACGACTGCAGCCGCAGATTGGCCGGGCTCTGGATTGAGCGGCGGCGCAGGGGCGGCAATAGATTGATGACCTCGGTGGCGGCCTCTTGAATCGACTTCGCGGCATCCTTGAGCGGCTGGATGGCCTGTTGTACGCGGTCGGCCTGAGCGTCGGTGTCCAGGTGGCCGGAAATGGTCGCATCTGGCTCGTGCGCACCGTCCGGCGTCTGGTTGTCGCTAACGACCAGAACACGTTGCGCGTCGACGGCTTGCTGCACCAGGCCGCGCGTGTCATTGGCGATCTGTTCGATTTCGGCCGGCGCGAGCGTGGGGCTTTCGGCCTGCTCGGCCAGGATGTTGGCCGCTGCCTCGGTGATCACAGTCGCGACCGTGGTTTTCGTCACAGCATCCACGGCGGCAAGATCCGTCGCCGGCATGGACACCGGCGCGCGGTCTGCGCCGAGCGCGGCGTCAAAGCGTGCGGGGGTGTCGCCCGACGTGATACCCCTGGGCAGTTTCACCACGTCGCTCAGGGCGGACGTCAGAGCCCCCCACCGTGGTATAAGACCATCGCCCGTCAGGCGCGACAGGTTGACCAGGCTCTTGAGGCCGCCAGCGAGGTCGGTGACAAACGCCCTGGGGAAATCCGCGATATCCAACCCGGAGGTGACCCAGTGGTCCACCAAGCCCCTAACTGAGCTCAGCACAGTGGACGTGGCGTCGCGAATGGCGTTCAGACGAACCAGAAAATCCGGCTTGGTTTTCAGGCTGGACATGAAGCTGGCGAAGTCGCTGGCGCCCAGATCAGCCGAGTACTGCGCGAAGAGGCTGGCGGAATCGGCTTTCTGCGCCGGCAACTGACGAACGAAAAACGGGTTTTCTTCGCCGCCTTCCAGGAAGGTCAGATAGACCGTGGCGTAATTAGGCCGGTCCGCCTCGTGCTCAACGCGCTTGCCCTTGAGCTGGACGTCCGGCATGGCGCCGTAGATCGGGTGGATCAACTCGCCCGGGCCAGGCTCCTCCAACTTCTGGAGCAGCGCCTGCAGGCGGCTGTCGTAGTCGTCGCCCCAAAGCACGGCGACCAGGTCCAGACGGCGTAGCCCACGGCCCAGGTCCTCGGTGACCCCGCCATCACGATAGGGATACAAGTATTCCGCGACGTCGCGCTCATCTAGCTCGCGCGTCATCACGCAATCAAAGCGCACGCCCTTGAACGAGGCGTCCTGCAGGTTCTGTTCCCAGCTCATCAGTTTCTCCTTGCCTGCCGGGCGTTCTCTTCGTTCACGGCGGCAACGATGTTTCCGTTTTTCACGTCGACGGTGATCTTCAACTCCCGGGGCTCGGCCCGCGCGGCCTCCATTGCTGACCGCACATCCGAGAATCCGGCCGTGAGCGTTGGGTAGGCCGCACTTCCTTCATCGGACTCGCGTTTGAAGATGTGCTTTCCCAGGTATTCGCCAAGCTCATCGCCCAGGAAGCCACCAAACAGGCCACCGCCGATGGCTCCGGCAGCCGGTGAACACGAGGAGGTCATGCCCTGCGACCTCGCCGACAAGGCCGCCGTGCATGCCCTG